TCGCTTCCGTAAGGATTCTGCCAATTTAATACGCTATGATGTGCATTGTCATCTGTAGCCCACTCCTCATGCAAGGTGAGACGAGCATTAAGCTCCTCCGCAGCCTCGTCACCATACATAGTTCTAGGATGCCAGTCTATCTGTGTGTTATAGACTTTCTTTAAAAATTCCATGTTGTCTGCTAAATCTGTAGGAACTTGTACATCAGTCTCCTTACAAAGTGCTTCTAACATCTCTACAGAGTTTTTAATGACTGGATACAAATATTGTACCATTCTCATTGTTGTATTCTCTGCTGCCTTCGCATCGTAATCTGGATGCTGTATCTTATCTACCGCTACAGGGTTTAAGTATCCTGATGGGCTTCCTGCATATCCGCTCATAGTCTTCTCCACTTTATGTCTTGTTTTACACCGTCACAATGTAATGTAAATCTAAGTAATGTTGGCTTCATAATCCAAACCTCCTATTCTGACGGGTTGACAAAGCCGAAAGATACTCATCATAGTCGCGTTGGTGTAATTTACAGAAGCCTCCTCCTGTAGTCATACCACAATAAGGACACTCGTCTTTGCCATGTTTCCGCCTTAACCCCCACCACTTTCGTGATAGCCTTTTGTGTCTCATTGTGAGACGTTTCACATACAAGTCCAATTCATCATCAGACATTGCTTCCGCTGTGGGCATCATCTGTTGTTGTACTGGTTGTCTTGTAAGAACATTAGGGGCTGGAGCCACTTCGCGTGTCTGTTCCTCAGGTTGTGTGTGTTGAGGTTTGCGTACTAGGGTCGTCATCTGTGGTGGTCCAGCCATCAGTCTAAGTCCTCCTTATGGTCTCTATATGCTTCCATAAGTTCTAACATATCTCTAAGCCATCGCATCTTCATAGTCCACCTTTCCTCATCATCTGTGCTGTCCTTGTCGCAGCTTGTCCTACCTGTACTTCAGGACTGACAAAGGCTTTGACTACCAATGCTTTAATTGTTGATAATATTACACTTACAGCTAAGACAAACATTAGGAATCCATTGTATAACCAAGCGACTCCCCATATTGCCATACCGTATTCTGTAACTACTGTATCATAATAATAACCTACATAAAGTCCGATTCCACCAAATGCAAGGCCTAAACCCATTATCCATACACATCTTTTGAACCAAACCCATTCTATGTATCTACAGAACTCTACGTCCTGTTGGCCTCCTGCGCCCATTGTGCTAGGATACCTGCCAGTGCTAAACAACATATTTCTTATAAATTTCATGGTCTCACCACATCTACATATGCATTCTTTTGCGAATCCATCTTCTCATACATATCACGCTTAAACTCCCTAGAGAGTTGGTAGGCGACCTCGTATCCGATTGGTTCCGCTCCATCAGGCATAGGTATCCATTTTGGATGATACGTATATATACTTATCCGTCTAAAGTTAGGCTTGAAATCTAATTTGTCATCGTGAAACTCAATGTAGGCTTTCTGAGCAAAACCTTCCTCGTCTACTAATGATTCTAAACTGTGCTGAGAAAGTACGGCATTAACCGTATTTTCTATATTTTTAACAGGAACCATTTTAGAAATAGAAACAGGTGTCTCCCATCTGAATATGTCTGAGGGTGTCAAATTCTCTACAACTGAATGAAGCAATTCATCACAGGAGACAATTGCCTCTGACATATCAAACGTTTTAAGCCTTACGCCTTTTAGACTAAAATCTTTAACTTTTCCTTTAATATTTCCTGCTTCATTAGATATTTTTATCCAATCATCTATAGCAAACTCTGTTTTGTATGCTACAGTCAAAAAGGACAATGCTCCATTAACAGGACTGTACTGGGAAAATGCAGCGTAAGTAAGTGCTGAAACGCCTACTATATACTCGGTCCGTGCCAATAACCCACTATACATCAAAAGCCCTACTCCAAAGACTAAGGCTCCTAAAACTCCAAATACTTGCGCTGCTGCTTTTCCTTGTAAACTTCTTATCTTATAATCAGTAAATGCTGACTTTTTTGCTCTAGCTACCGCTCCAGAAACTCCTAACGCTACTGCGATAAACCATGCAAAAACTAGACCCTCATCCACTGTTTTTTCCCTTCTTTGCTATCTTGTCAATATGCGGACCTTGTTCCGCTTCTAACAACTCACCAGTGTTTGGATTAATATATCCACCAGCTTGTGCTGGCATAGGCATTGGTTGTTGCTGTTGTTGATATTGTTGGTATGGAATCATGTTAGGTGGTACGGGTTGTCCCACATGACCGTCACGGTTCATGTCCCAGCCTGTTCTGTTTTCCATGTAGTTCATTGCATTACTGAACATTCCTTGGTTTTGATAGCCCGAAGGTTTTTTCTTTCTCTCTGCAAATTCTTCTAAATCTTGCGAATCTGCAATCGTGGAGAGTATGGTATATGTGAAAGCACCACTTACCGAACCAAACCAAAGAGCGTCATTGTATGCCATGCCGCCCACATACATTAAAGTGAA